ATCCCTGAAGAAAAATATGATGTACTACAGAGCATGGTAGAAAAACTAGATGATATGGAATCCAAACTCAATGAGCAAATTGAGAAGAACGTTGGACTAAACAGTAGACTCGCTGAGTCTGTTGCTGACGGTATTCTTGAGTCTGTTTCTGACGGATTAGCGTCTACACAGAAAGAGAAGCTCGCTTCACTTGCTGAAAGTGTCGAGTTTGAAAGTGAATCAGAGTATCGTGAAAAGTTGGAGACCCTTAAGGAATCTTATTTCCCTAATAAAGGCGTACCAGCTGCTAAAGGAGAGAGTTTATCAGAAGGAGTCGATTCTGCACCTGAAACTGTTTCAGGTTCAATGGCTGGATATCTAAAAACACTATCTCAATTTAGCAAATAACTGAATTTAAAATTAAACAAACTAAACACTTATTTTAAAGCAAATGTTCCATTCAGAACAGTTGCAGGAAAAATGGGCACCAGTTCTTGAACATGAAGGTCTTGATAAGATTCAAGATTCTCACAAGAAAGCGGTAACCGCAGTCCTGCTAGAAAACCAAGAAAAATTCCAAAGAGAACAGAATGCATTCGGCAATTCTGGTCTTTTAACAGAGCAACCTACGAACTCTACAGGTTCTAGTGTTGATAACTTTGATCCTGTTCTAATCTCATTGATTAGAAGAGCAATGCCTAACTTGATCGCTTATGATCTTGCTGGCGTACAACCAATGTCTGGTCCTACTGGACTCATCTTTGCGATGAGATCTCGTTACAAGGATCAATCTGGTACAGAAGCATTCTACAACGAAGCAGACTCTGCATTCTCAGGACAACCTGCAGGAAGCAATGTTGAAACTGGTTTCGTAGATGGTACAGTTGGTTTAGGTACAACTTCACAGTCTGGTACAAACCCAGGTGCGTTGAACCCTTCAACTGCTACTACACAGAAGGCTTACGACGTTGGTCAAGGTATGATCACCTCTCAGGCTGAAAAGCTTGATGGTACAGGTGCAGATGCCTTCAACGAAATGGCATTCAGCATCGAGAAAGTAACAGTTACTGCGAAATCTCGTGCGTTAAAAGCTGAGTACAGTCTAGAACTTGCTCAAGACTTGAAAGCAATCCACGGTTTAAACGCCGAGGCAGAACTTGCTAATATCCTCTCTACTGAGATCCTTGCTGAAATCAACAGAGAAGTTATTAGAACAATCTACAAGTCTGCTGAAACTGGTGCTGCTGCTAACACAGCAACTGCTGGAGAGTTCGACTTAGACATCGACAGTAATGGTCGTTGGTCTGTTGAGAAGTTCAAGGGACTTATCTTCCAGATCGAAAGAGATGCTAACGCTATCGCACAGCAAACTCGTAGAGGAAAGGGTAACGTTATCCTAACATCTGCTGACGTTGCTTCTGCGTTAACAATGGCTGGTGTTCTTGATTACACACCTGCTCTTAACGCTAACCTTAACGTTGATGACACTGGCAATACATTTGCTGGAACACTTAACGGTAAGTACAAGGTATACATTGACCCTTATTCTGCAAACAGTGCTGCTAATCAGTACTATGTTGTTGGATACAAAGGTTCTTCACCTTACGATGCTGGTCTGTTCTACTGCCCATACGTTCCACTACAGATGGTTCGTGCAGTTGGAGAGAATAGTTTCCAACCAAAAATCGGCTTTAAGACTCGTTACGGAATCGTTGCGAACCCATTTGCCGAAGGTACAACTGCTGGTCTTGGTACTGTTGGAGTTAACAACAACAAGTACTACAGAAGAGTTACAGTTAAGAACCTCATGTAAGCGAGACGCTTATATATCTTCTAAAGGGATGTCGCTTGACATCCCTTTTTTTTGTGTTATAATACCTCTACAGTCGGAAGACTACACATTAAAAGGTATTATGACATTTGGAGAGTTAAAGGTTAAAATTCCTTTCATAGGAGTTCCTATGGAAACAAAAAATCTTATTGAAGATAGCTTACCAACACCAAAAGTATATGCAGGTTGGAGATTTAAAAGATATGATTGGGTTAATCCAACATCCTTAATTACAGAGCATAATGGATATACTGATAATTCTGTTCGTGGGAGTGGAACACCAGAGAACGAAAGTCTAGAAGAATTGCTAAGAAGAGGATTAGATATTACAAAACTAACAATTTCTGTTTGTCCAGAAAACAAGGTAATAAATGGATTTACTAGAGTTGAAAATTTAATAAAAATTGGATACCAAGAGTGGATAGTTGCTATCTATGAAAAGGATGAAAATACCAAGACAGAATTTCAAGATGCAATGTCTGATTATCTAGATGATATGAGACTAGGTGCTAATGAAGGAGATGGTTCAACACCTGCTACTCCAAGTCAGTTTATGGAAATAGGTATTAAAAGATTTGAAAATAGAAAAGATAAATCCAATCTTGCTGTTGCTCGTTGGGTTAATAGCATACCTCATTCCTTTTCAAAGAAACAAGTAGAAGGTATTGCTAATCATGTAATGAAGCACCACAAAAGACAAGGAGTAGTAGAGAAAATTACTAGATCTGATGCTGAAGAAATCATTGATAGTTTAAGTCCAGGTGCAATTATTTTAAATACTAAATCACCAACTTATGCAGTTCGTTTGTGGAGTAAAATTGTAAAAGCAACAGTTGCTAATAGAGGAATAGTAGAGTTTGGTAGTTTTCATAGTGATGCTACAACACATGAAGAAATTGAAGAAGGACGTAATTCTATTGAACCAACTCTTTTACAATATCATAAAGAGACTTTGGCATATGCTGATGAATTCTATAGAACGAAAAGAATTAACTGGAAATACTTAGGAGGATTAGCACAAAAGATAGGTGTTGAAACTAGCAACACTTTAATACGATCTAAATAATAGTAGTCTAAAAATGTATCATGAACAAGGAATTCAAACTTAAGTTGTTTCAACGTTTTGAAGATGTTTTAGAAGTAAGATTAGCAGGAATAAAAGCAGCAAAAGCAAAACTTGAAGAACAAATATCTAGAGATAACTAATGGCGATTAGAAATTCACCAGCACCAAGACCAGGAACTCCTATACAAAATAGGAATTTCTTGTCTCCAGTTGGTTTTAAATTTGCACTTAAAAGAAGTCCTAAGACTGCTTTCTTTTGTAATCAGGCAAACATTCCTGATATAACTTTAGGAATAGCAGAACAACCAACATACTTTAAGGACATACCAATACCTGGTGATAAGATTGATTTTGGTGATCTTAATTTAAGGTTCCTTGTTGATGAGGATCTAGGTAACTATATGGAGATTCAAAACTGGATTCGTGGACTTGGTTATCCAGAAACACTTAAACAGTTTGATAAATTAGAAGAGCAGGATTATTTGTTTGGTGCTGCAAGATTTAGTAATAGAGGAGATCAAATATATTCCGATGGTACGTTACAAATTCTAAGTAGTAATCTAGTACCTAAATTTCAAGTTGTATTTGATGACCTATTTCCATATAGTTTATCTACATTATCATTCGATGCAACTGATACTGATGTAGAATACTTTACAGCAGACGTATCTTTCAAGTATACTATATACAAACTAACTGATCTGGAAGGAAAATCTTTATGAGTGTGACTCTTGATAAACTTCAAGAGATGTGGGAAAAAGATGCAAAGATCGATAGAGATAATCTACATGACGAATCATTAAACATCCCCTCTCTTCATGCAAAATACTTTGAACTTTATAATACAATCTTTCTATTAAGAAAAAAAGCAGAACAACAAAGGAAAAATATCCGTCATGAACGGTATGAGTACTTTAGTGGGAAAGCAGATCCAGACGTTTATATAGAGAATCCCTTTCCTAAAAAGATAAGGGATAAGGATACTATGCAGAAATACCTAGATGCAGATGAGAAACTGTCCACTACTTCGTTGAAGATCGATTATTATGATACAATGTTAGTATACCTTGAAAGCATTCTTAAGGTAATACAGAACAGAACGTTCCAAATTAAGAATGCAATCGAGTTCATGCGATTTAATTCTGGACTAGGATGAACAATTTAGTATCTTCCATTTGCAATCTAAACACACGAAAATTTGGTGATGTTGGTGAGATCTTGATGAGTAAAATCATCAAAGGTCTAGAGAAGTCTGACAACCTATCTTACGATAAAAAACTAGGTGATCAGAAAGGTGAGGTCAAAGTATCAAGAGCATACACTAGAGCAAATCCAATTACGGAACAAAACATCTGTGAAGTATTGATGCAGGATAACTCAGTAAGACTAATAGAAGATAAAAATAAATTAGAACAAAGGTGGGATTGTAATATACAGCAAGTAAAAACTGGTTGCTTTGATATACTCTGGTATGGTATATTCTTTAAAGATATGATTTATGTCTTTGAGATACCAAGTGAGACCATTAGTAAAGATCCTAATATACAATACTCAGATAAACAACATAGAGGTAATACTGGAGAGGGACAGTTTCACTTAAAGAATTCTAACATCCAACATCATATTGATAATTATCTATATGCCAAAATGGATTACGATAAATTATGGGAGTTACTACAATGAATACTGCAAAACCAATATATCCTCAACAATCATACCCTTGGTTGGAACTTGATTTATCTAAAGAAGTTGTTCAACATCTTTGGAAATGTGTAGAAAAAGGTGAAGAAAAAGGTGAATCTTATAAGCATGGTTTGGCAGGAAATATAAGTACAAGTTTTAAAATAGATGATGAAGATGAATATTTTGCGAATGAAATATTAAGACCATTATGCGGTAAATATGAAGAACATGTACCTGATCATCTAAGAGATGAGAACCCATCCATTGCTGTCACTAAGGAGGGAAAACCTCTTATGGCAACCGCAAGAAGACTTGTCTATAAAGATTTTTGGGCTAACTATCAATATAAGCATGAGTTTAATCCTGCCCATCATCATAGTGGAGTATATTCATTTGTTGTTTGGTTAAAAATACCATATGATTGCGAAGAGCAATGTAAATTACCATTTTTAAATGGAATTAGTGATGACCAAAAAACACCAGGACTTTTTTATTTTGAATATGTTAATATCTATGGAAATATAGTACAAACACGTTATAAGTTAGATCCATCTTATGAAGGTAAAATGCTGCTTTTTCCATCAAAGTTACGTCATGGGGTAAATCCTTTTTATGCAACTGATGAGAAAAGAGTATCACTATCAGGCAACTTGGAATTTATGTATAGGTTTGAGTAGAGCTTGACAATACTTCATAAATACCTGTAGATATATGGGTATGAAGTGATTGATACTAGTGCTAATGTCGTTATATCCAAATCTAACGAAGTATTTTTAAAGATAGATTCTGAACCTCATATTGAATATGAGTTGAGAGACCACTTTACCTTTGAGGTAGAGGGGGCAAAATTTATGCCACAATATCGTAATAGGAATTGGAATGGAGAGATCCACCTATTCGATATGAGAACAAAGAAGATATATGTAGGACTATTAGATAAGATAATTGCTTTCTGTGATAGACACGATTACACATATAAGTTTGCAGATAACGATTACTATGGTACTCCCTATGAAGAGAATGAGGGAATATCATATGGTGGTGTTAAAGATTATATGCAGTCTATTTGCAATCATCAACCCAGGAAGTA